ATATTTATGAAATATCTGCAAGTGTTAGTGGTATTCCTGAGGACTTCAAATCTTGGGCAGAAGATGAAGAAACAGTTAAGGCTTATGCTGAAAGTTTAATGAGCTCAGATGGATCATTAGATGATGATGCTAAAAATAAATTAGATATTATCAAATCATATCTTACTAAACTTGAGAGAGATAGAAGAGCAGAAGAAAGAAGAAACAAATAGGATTAAAAATGAGCTCTTTAGATTATTTAAAAACATTAGATACTGAAATCGAGGAAGAAGAAAAAAAAGATAATAGAAGTACATTTGACAAAGCAAATGAAACTTTTAAATCAACAGTAAAAGCAACTATTGGAGATAACTATGCTAGTGATTTAATAGGAAATATTCCACAATCAACAGCTCAGTTTGTTACAGATATTGCAACACCATTTCTCTCTCCTGTTGATACTGTAACTACCTTAGGAAAATTAGGAGCTGGATTAGTGCAATTAGCTATTCCAGGAGAACAAGGTAACGAAGAATTAGCCAGGGCTGTTGGATCTTACTATGCAGATCGTTATGGTGGAGTTGATAATGTTCTAAAAACTCTAAAAGAAGATCCTGTTGGGATCCTTTCAGATGTTGCTTTGATGGCCACAGGAGCTGGGGCTGGTGTTAAGGCAACAGGTCAGGCAAGTAAAATACAAAAAGTCGCTGATGTTGGGGAAACAATTAAAAAAACAGGTATAGGAATAGATCCAGCAACACCAATATTTTCAGGAACAGTAAGTACAATGGGCAAACTTAATAATGCCCTGGATGGATCTGTAAGAGGAACCAAAGCTAAGCAATTTATTAAAGATATTCCATCAGAAATACTTGGAAAAATGACAGGTACAGGAGCAGAGGTTTCTCAACTTAGTTATGAGGCTGGGAGAAAAGGTGGAGAGGCTAAAAAAAGATTAAGAGATAACAGAATGGGTGTTGTTGATGAAACTCAGGTTGTTGATGAGGCTATGGACATATTAGGCAAACAGCAAAAAGCAATAGCAGATGATCTTACAACTGCAAAAGGAGTTGGCAATGAAGGAGGAACTTTAAGATTAGAAGAGATTGGTATGGATATGAAAGATCCATTAAAAATTATAGATGATTTTGCCATTGATAAATCTTATCGTGGCATGTCTGAATTTAGCACAGAGGCAACTGCTAAAATAGATGAGATTAGAAAAATCATTTTAGAATTTGGAAAACCAGGGAGAGGCATGAATACTGCAAAGGGTATGGATCTTCTTAAAAGAAGAATTAATGCATTGTATGAAAGGAGCCCAAGCAAAAATGATGTCAATGTTCCTGTTACTCACATGACTAGAAAAATAAATGAATTGATAGAAAAAAAAGTTCCTGAGTATGCAAAAGTAAATAAAGAGTTTGCAGAAACACAAAATATTATTAGAAACACTAAAGCAGTTTTGGGTGGAGAAAAAAATTTCTTACCAAATAGACCTGGAGCAAAAGCAAAAATTTTGAAAAAAATGCAACAGTCTATGAGAAACAAAACCAATGTTGATATGGGAGAAAATTTAAAAGCAGTTGAAAGAATAAATCCAGATCTCAAATACTCACTAGCTGGACAGGCCTCTCAAACTTTTGCTCCAAGAGGTTTAGCTGGATTAGGAGCATCTGGTTTAGGCTTGGGAGCTTATGGAACTTTAGGAGTTCCTGGAATACCTCTGGCTTTATTATCTTCTCCAAGATTAGTATCTGCTGGAGCAGAAGGATTAGGATCAGCAGTTAGAAGAACAGAAGGATTAAGAAAAGGTGTTGCAAATCAGTTTCCTAATTTTTTAAGAGTCAATAGACCTGTTACACAATCGGATCCTGTAGGCATAGTTGAGGAACAAAAAAGACGAGATGCCTATGAAAATGCAATGCAAGATTTACTAAATCAACTAGACAGATTGCAGAGGTAATTATGGAAACTTTATTGTGGATAATTTTTATTATGGTTATTGGAAAAGCATTGCTCAAGGCTTTTGCTCCTTACACAAACAAAGCTCTAAACGACAAGCTAAAAAAATATTGGGAAGATCTAAAAAATTATTTCTAAATAATTATGCCAAGGCTTACCGAAAGGATAGGCAAATCTGGAGAATATTCAGTTTGTGCCTGGCTATCAATTCATTCAGATCTAGTAGCTTTGATCCCACATTCCTCACATACAGATATAGTTTTTGAGTATGATGATTTTGTAATTAGATGCCAGGTCAAAACTTGTACTAAACAAAAAAAATATATTTCTAGGCATACAGGAAGGCATTATAGATCTGGCTGGTGTTGGGATATTAGAAAAGGATCTCATACCAAAGATAGAGAATACAAAAAAAACCAGGTAGATCTATATGCTCTTTATTGTCAGCCTTTAGATCTAATCATTTGGATCTCAGCCAAAGATCTTGGATCTAAGAAAAAAATCACTTTTAGATCCTCAGATCTAAAAAAATATGACAGTTACAAAGAATGGATCCTAAACTGTAATATGATCATAAAAAGCCCTCTATCAGCCTAAAAAGTGCCTTAAAACACCTTATTTTAAGCATCTTCCTCATCCCTAATTAGGAAAAAAATTTTTAAATTATTTCTGTTTTATAGTTGAACTATCAGGCTGTATGCCCCATAATACTTATATGGAGTTATACATAACTACATCAGTTGAGAGGATTTTTCGTGAACAGAATAGTGAACACGAAGGATCCTCTCTTTTTTTTAACACAATAGGATCCTAAGGATCCAGGAGAAAAAAATGGAAAAACATATATTTGAAAAACCTGTTAGCGAAGATGGTTTGCTTGTGGCAACACATACAGTTGGTTTTGATATGTATATTGAAAAGCTAGGGGAAATGCACGACATTTCAAAAGAGTTACTTTTATCTGCTATAAAAGATGATCAAGATATAAGAGATGAGATCATAGGCAACTTTTACAAAGCAATAAAGGAGAGCAAATAATGGCTTTTGACATTCAAAAAAGATCTTTAAAAAAATCTAAAAAAAACACTTGGAGCAGATCAATGAGATCTGCTCCTACTTCCAAAAAATTCGTACAAAAACTTGGTACATCTGGAGCCAGGAAACTTGCGAAACAATATCTTATCCAGGAAATGAGAGAGGTATCTTTATGAGAACAATATTTAGTCTAGCTGAAAAAGGCAAAGCTAGTTATTTTGCTATAAAGAAAAGGAAAGATGAATATGTCTTTTTAATTTTACTTCCTAATGTTGGTGGGATTAGACCTATTTGCAAAAATGAAAAAAATCTTAGATTGAAAACTATTATCAATACTAAGATGGATTGGTGTGATATGAGTCTTAAAGAATATCTCAACAATTTAGAGAATGAGCAATACTATTGCAAAACTTTAAAGGGCAAAACACTTTGGAAAAGAATTAAAAAAACTTTGGAGAAAATATGAGTATAGATGTAAATAAATTTTCAGAGGATTTTTGGATCTTTAACTTTAGATCTAAAATTTTACAAAAGGATCTGCAATGGACTTGGGATCCTAAAGTCAGGCATCAAGCTCTAAATTATGAAACTTGGATCCCTAAAAGATCTGATGTCATATTTTTGAGCAATCCTGATATGGACATCAAACAAGAATTTCTTGAAGATCTAGATCTGGAGATCCAGGCTACAAGAGATTTAATTAACAAAAGAGCTCGTGATAAACGAGCTCTTGCAAAACAGGAGAAGTAATGTTTTATGTAATGACAGAAATAAAATTAGGCAATGCAAAAGATTATATTCAAATCTATAAATCAAAAAGTGCAGTTGCAAGTTATAAAAAAAGAAAAGAAATGCTCGATATGGGTTTAACTAATACTTGGATAGAGGAGAGATAAATGAGAACTAGAACTACTGACAAAAAATTTAATGGCTTGTGCTGGATCACTAGACACATTAAAGATGATCCTTCACAGCCAACATATACAACTTACTTTGCCAAAATTCCTAATGGCAATAAATCTCCCAGGCTAGTTAAAGTTGGATCTGACAAAGATCAACTTAGCCTGGCTGTTTTAAGAGAGAGAGCTAAAGATGAGATCAGCAAAGTAAGTACCAGGGGAAACTCTGATCATACTCTCAACTCATTTTTTGATGAGATCTTCATTAAGGATAGAGAAAGAAAAAAAACTGAAACTCTTAGGCATTTCTTTTATATGTGGGATAACAATATTAGAAATACCCTGGGCATGAAAAGAATGGTAGATCTAGAAACTATAGACATCTACCAGGAGTTTATGAAGATCTCCGAAAGATCTGAGTCAGTTGCAAACAAATGCTTACAACACATTAAATCTTGTTATGCATTAGCTATGGATCTTGGCTTGGTTAAATTTAATCCAGCTAGTTCTGTTAAGAAAAATGCATCAGAAAACAGGATCAGATTTTTTAATGCTGATCAGACAGCTAGATTTAAAAAAGCATTATTTTCATTAGGAGAAGATCACAAATTTGCTACAGCTCTGATCTATGCTCTTTACTTAACAGGAGCAAGATTTGGAGAGCTTAGAGATGCTAAATGGTCAAATCTACATGGAAATAAAATCGTTAGATCTAAACACAAAACTAAAAAAATTACAGGTCAGGATCGTGTTATCTATTTATCTCCAGAGGCTATGGATCTGATTAACAGATTGCCTAGAGATAATGAATACATTTTTAACTGTAAATATGTAAAAACTGCCTGGAATAAAATTAGAGAGATTGCAGATCTCAAAGAGTTTCACTTGCACGATTTAAGACACAACTTTTGTACCCAGGCTATCAACAATGGTATAGATCTAATCAGGGTTGGTAAATTGGTAGGTCATAAGTCTGTAGAAACAATGGAAAAATATGCTCATGTTTTAGATCAAACTTCTGACAACGACATAAAACAGATAGGAAATTTATTAGGTTAATGTTAGTAAAACAAATAACATTTTATTGGGCAAAAGAGATTTATAATTTTTATCATAAAACTCATTTAGCTCCTCAAGGGCATAAGAGATCTTATGTTCTTTTGGAAGATCTTAGAGGATGCGAATTTACCTCACATCCTCTAATGCCATTTCTTTTATCTGATATAGAGTCTGCTGAGTCAGGCATTATGAAAGAGAGATTAGATGATCTGTTATCTGATAATAATGAAGATTTTTTTGTCAGATTAAATGATGATGGAGATCATTATATTTATTCAAATAAATTTAGAGTTCTTGGAATTTGTACGATAGGCAGAACAGTAGCAAGATTTAAAGATCCTAATTTTTATGAAATTACTAGAATTTGTTTTTTACCAGATTTTGATCCTAAGGCTGAAAAAAAATATTCTTATCCAAGTAAATTTATAATGAAAGCTACTGATATGTTTAAAGATGATTTTCCTGATGCAAAAATTGTTACTTACATACATGAAAATCAATCAGGAAAATATTTAGAACATGCTGGATTTAATTTTGATAAATTAATTACCTACAAACCAAATCAAAAAGGTTGGGGATCTAGATCTAAAAAGAAATCAGATCTTAAATCAAAAAAAAGATTTATCCTTTAAAGATCATTTCCCTGAGGATCTACTTTATAAACTTTTTCTAAATGCAACTCCAGATAATGAATTGCTTTTTTTAGATCTTGAATTTGATCAAATCTATCTCCCTTTTTTCTACAAATATATTTGACTACATTTGCTAAGCAAAAAGGGATCTCATTTTCTGTAATAAAATCTATTGGCTCTATTTTAAGTTTGTAATGGGATCCTCCAACTTGCCTATCACTTGCTAAATCTTTATCTGTAATTTTTACAGCCATTCTCATTTGTTCATCTATATTCATTATGCCTCCAGGATTTTTATTAATTTTATAGTTAGACTACGAAAAAATCTTTTTAGATCTAATTCTACTAGATAACTTTACTTTTTATGATCTTATCCCTCATAATGTGGCTTAATTTTTTTAAGATGGAAATTGCAATGGAAGATCTCAAATGTGTAGATACTAAAGAGGCATCTGAAATTCTAGGTGTCAGCCCTAATACTTTAAATTGCTGGAGATCACAAAGTACCCTGGAAAAACCAAAAGGCCCTAAATGGGTAAATATAGAGAGTGCTGTCAGATATAGAATTGTAGATCTTAGGGAATATCTCAAAAACAATACAATGGGAGATAAAAATAATTAAGTGGAGAAAATATTTTGCCATCTAAACACAGCATCTTGGGGCCATCAGCTCATTTTAGATGGAGTGTTTGCCCAGCCTCGCCAAAAAAATGTGCTGAATATCCTGGAGAAACATCTAGGGCCGCAGTCGAGGGAACTATAGTGCACAACATTTCTGAGATGATCCTCAAAGGAAGATTTAAAGATACAGATCCAAAAAAATATTGGGTAGGACAGCAAATAGAATTAGAAGGAGAGATCATAACTGTTTCCCCTAACAATTATGATTGTGCATTGTTTTATGTTGAGTATGTAAAGAAAAGGACTGAGGAGCTCCAGGGTAGATTATTGATAGAAGAACAAATTGAGTGTTCAGAAATACATGAGGCAGTTTGGGGTACATCTGATGCAATTATTATTGGCAAAGACAGAATAGCTGTTATTGATTATAAAAATGGCAGATGGAATGTTGAGGCAGAGAACAATTCACAATTAAAAATTTATGGTCTAGGAGCATTAGCTAAATATTCAGATGATCCTGAAACTGTCATTGAGCTGACAATAGTTCAGCCAAATACTCCAGGCAATAAAAAAAAGATCAAGACAGTAGAAACCACAGCAGAGCATTTAGTTGATTGGGGTTATGATGTTTTGAAACCACAAGCTGAGGCATGTTTTGAGGATGATCCTAAGTTTGTGGCTGGGGAGCATTGTCGTTTT